GCACAGTTAGAAGAAAATAGTGCATACTCTGTTAAAAAATATCCTTGTTTAGATTCAATGAATGAACCGCTTTGGCCTGAACGTTGGGACTTTGATGCACTTATGCAAAGAAAGGCTGAGATAGGTTCTCTTAAGTTTACAAGAGAATATCTTTGTGTTCCAATCTCTACTGGAACAGCATTGTTCAACCCTGAGTTTATTGCTAAATGTAAAAATAAAGACTATGTTTTGAGACTAGGACATAGAAAGGATAAGGGATACAAGTATTATGTTGGAGTTGACCCTGCTATCTCAACTGATGGAGACTACAATGTTATTACAGTGATAGAAGTTGATGATGAGAAAAACAAAACTATTGTTCATGTTGATAGAGCGAAGAATGTTGACTTCAGAGAAAACATTGAGAAGATACGTTTGATTGGTCGAATATTTGAGCCTGAAGAAATACTCTACGAGACTAATACTTTCGCTAAAGCATTCACTCAAGAACTAAGAAATATTTCAGACTTAAACGTTAGAGACTTTACTACTACTAGAAAAAAGAAACAAGAGATAATTTTGAGTTTACAAATGAATATTGAAAACGGAAAAATAAACTTCCCATACGGTGATAATAATAGTAGAAATCTAACCAACGCTTTGATTGAAGAATTGTCAATGTTCTCTATTACTCATAGCGGTAGATTCGAGGGTGTAGGGGCGCATGACGACTTAGTTATGAGTTTAGCATTGGCTGTCGCTTGCGCTACAAAAACACAAGATGTGTTCATGTTATTGGATGATATGGGAATATTTGATAACCCTAAGCCAATGAACAGGTCTTTAGGCGGTATGATGGGGCTGAACTTCTAGGGGGTATATGCGTGGCGGAGAAAGATAGTGAAAAGTTTGAGATGCTTGCAGAAGAAGCAAGACGAAAAGAAACATCTGAAGAAGAAATTGAACGTATCACTGAAGATATGAAAAGAGCGTGGTTATCCAACAATGCATTAGAAGACCATACAATTTTAGAAAAGAAGTTCGCAGAGGATTTTAGACTAACACTTTCAGATGCTAAGACTCAACTAAAATATGGTTTGAAGAAGTTTGAGATAGAAGGTAATGATATACCTAAGACTATCAAAGAACTAAAAAAGTACAGAAGGACTTTGAAAGGAGAAGAAAAAATTAAGATTACTGATTCGATAGAAAATCTAATCAAAGCATATTCTGACCATTTAGATACTAGTATGGATTCTATTTATTGGATTAAGAAATACAAACCTGTTCTAAAAGATATGACATGCACTGAAGATAACCTAATTAAATTATCATATGTTAATGATGAAGTTACTAGAAGAGAATTAATTGATGTTCTTTGTAAATACTGGGAGGCGAGAGTTGAGAAGGATGGGATGCCATTCAACTCTGAGTATTCAAAATTAACTAAGAACATGACTAATTCTAAGAGAGAGTTTAAGAGAATACTAAAGAAACATATGAAAACTACAACTCAGAAAGATATTATCAAACACCACATAACAAGCATAGTATGTGAAGAGTCAGGAATATCGGCTAGACAAATACATGAAAGACTACCTAAGACACTATTCAAGAAAACAACTCCTAGTATAATTGCTAAAATGGCTAAACAAAGTAACATAACTAATGTTGAAGGTTCTTTCTATAAGTTCAGTGATGAAATTAAAAAAGACATTTACGCTTATACTGCGGCTTTCATAGATTCTGATGGATACATTACTATGGATAAAAAGTATAATCCTAGAGTTGGTTTAGTTGCAACGGGTGATAGAGGAAAGGCATTCATGATAGAAATGCATAAATCTCTTGGTTGTGGTAGACTTCACTTAGACCAAAAATCTCCACAAGACACTAGACCTGTCAACAGACTAAACTTCTATTCTGCTAATGATGTTACTGAAATATTAACTAAATGTAGACCACATTTTAGAATGAAAGGGCCAAATGCAGACATTCTTCTAGAATTAATAAGAATGAAAAAATCACACAAAAAGGCTGATTGGTACGCAGATAGAAAACATGAACTATTCAAACTAATGAAGTATGAAAACCATAAAGACCACGTTGGTTATGATTTCACTAGATATGATATTGATATAGATACAGTTTCTAAACTACATGACAATTGTATGATGTCAGAAATGGATAAGTTGGAGGGAGTAATATGAATTGGTTTGATACTTTGAAAGCCAAATCAAAAGGACAACGTGCTTTATCTGAATGGACTAGAGAAGATTGGGGATATGTTTCACCTAAATCAAAAAAGAAAGGAAGATATGCACCAAAGGCAGTAGCAGATTCAATGTCTTCTTCAGAAAAGGCATATGAAAATCGAAAGAAAAGAGAAGGTACTAAGCAAGGTAAGCAACATGTTCCAAGAGGAAAATCCGCTAAAAAGAAATACCAAGCAGTAGAAGGGTTAGAAAAAACATCCACTGTTAATTCAGCAGGAAACTACACTAAACCAACAATGAGAAAAAAACAATTTCAGAGAATCAAAGCAGGTAGTAAAGGTGGAGCAGCAGGTCAATGGTCTGCAAGAAAAGCACAAATGCTTGCAGCCGCTTACAAAAAAGCAGGTGGTGGTTATCGTGACTGAGTGGTTTGAACTTCTAAAAAAACATCCGGCATTAAAGAGAGCAGGTGTTAGTGGTTTTAGTAAACCAAAGAGAACTCCTAAACATAAAACCAAATCGCATGTTGTAGTTGTTAAAGACGGAAAGAAAGTCAAAACAATTAGATTTGGCGAACAAGGTGCGAAGACTGTTACTGAAAGTAACCCTAAAGGAAAGAGAAAAAAGAAACAGGCATCCTTCAAGGCTCGTCATGCTAAGAATATTAAACGAGGAAAAACTTCTGCGGCATATTGGGCGAACAAAGTGAAGTGGTAATATGGTAGAAGAGAAAAGAAGATTTAGTGTTAGTAATTTGTTTAGGCAAACTACACCTAAACCCGCAGATAGAACAGTATTCAATATGGGTATTCAAGAAAAAGATAATTCGTATCTTTTGACCACTCCTATTATCTACCATATAGTTACACAATCAACAATTGTTAGAACGTGTATTACGCAACTTAAGCAGGAGATATTTAGGCGAGGTTATCATTGGGATGCTAAGTTCGCAGTAAAATGTAGGTCTTGTGGAAAGGAACATGAAAACGCAACTAAAGAGTGTGTGCAATGTGGAAGTTTAGAATTAGAAAAACCAAACCCTGACCAACTAAAATATGCTAAAGATTTCTTAGAAGGGTATGTTAATTGTTCAGAACAGATGTTTATTGATGTATTGAAAGAACTTGAAGATGACTTGAATATAATGGATGATGCGTATATGGTTATGGTTAAGGAATATTATGCTGATAATAACAATTCAGTTAGAATGCATAGAATCAAAGAAGTATATCGTGGCGACCCAGTAACAATGCACATCTATTCTAACGAACTTGGTGAAAGAGGTAAAAGTGGTTATACTTGTTTGAGACATAGACATAGAATACATACTAGTGCTACTGAACTTTGTGAAAATTGTAATTCAGAACTACACCCTGTTCATTATGTTAACAGAGTAAACGGAGAAGAACAATACTTCGTGAAGGGAGAAGTTCTACATTTTAGTAAATACTCACCAAGTAGATTGTATGGTCTTTCACCTGTCATAACACTTTGGAATAACATTACAACATTAATTGCTATGGATAATTATGTCAATTCTTCTTACACTAAGGCAAGAATGCCGAAGGGATTATTGGCTGTTCAAACAAGAAACATGGATTCTATGAAATCATTTTGGCGTGGTGTTAAAGAAAAGATGGAACAAGACCCACACTTCATACCTGTAATGGGAATAGAATCTGAGGGAGGAAAAGGTTCTGTTGAATGGGTTAAGTTCATGGACAGTCTAAAAGAAATGGACTACATACAAGTTAAGGATGATTTGAGAGATAGGATTTCAGCATTCTATGGCGTTAGTAAAATCTTCATGGCAGATAACTCTGCCAGTGGTGGTTTGAATAATGAAGGTATGCAAGTACTAGTTACTAATAGAGCAGTGGAAATGGCACAGACTATTTGGAATAATTATGTGTTTCCATTTATGACAGAAGAGTTTGGAATAACTGATTGGCAACTTAAGTTACCTCCATCAGAAGAAGAAGATGAAATCGCTGTTCTTCGTAAGAGAGAGATAGAAGTTAACGTTGCTGCCGCAATTAAGAACTTAGGGTTTGAAGTTGACATGGATGATGAAGGTAGATTTATTTACACTAAACCTGAACCTAAACCTGAACAAGCAGAAGGTGGCGGAGAAGAAGAAGATGTTAGTTTAGACCCGTATGCAGGAACAGATATTGACGCTAGTCAGATGGGGCAAATGCAAGAACAGATGATGATGGGAGGAAATAAATCTGATAGCAAACCTCAAGAGAACCCCCCCGCTACGAGAAACAAACCGTCAATGTCCACAGGGCCGGATAAAAGATTTACAGGATTACCAAGAGAAGCAGGAAATGAGAATGTGGACAAAAGAACAGAGAGGAGAGTAGGATGAAACTAAGATTGTTTTCAGATATAATAGTATGGAACATAGGAATGAGTTTACCAATAGCAGGGGATTTAGAATGAGTTGGTTTGACATTGTTAAAAGAAAAAATACGACAAGAAAAACATTAAGTCTGAATAGAAAGGTAAATGGTAGTCCAGTTTCTTTTACTAATGAAAGGCAAAAGACCAAAAAACTAAGAGAGATACAAGACATGATTAATGCAACAGGAAATGAACAACCACGCAATGTGATGAATCAGAAGGGTAGAGAACAAAACCCACAAGAAGAACAAAATCAATATGAACAAATGCTAGAACATTTTCATAATCAAAAAGAGTTGGAAGAACTACTAGGTCATAGCATACAAGAAGGCCCTCTTGATGTTGAAAATTATCCGGTAAGTTCTTCGAAAGCGAAAAAGACAGAAAGACAACAGGCATATAAACATTAATGGGTTGAGTTAAAATGAGTTGGGAAGGTATAATTAAAAATGAAGAAGTATCAAAAGGATTAGATTCAATTAAAAGTATTATTGAATACTTACAAGATGCAAGTGAACAGGAAAACTATTCTGCTGAATTGTTGAGAACAGTTGCTAGAAAGGCTGCAAAGGGATTGAGGGATTTAGAATGAGTTGGCAAGATATACTAAAAAATGAAATGAATGTAAAGACGTTAGAAGAGATAGCAGGTGAATTGGATAAAGCAGTTAAGGCTCATACTTCCCAAGCAAAGAGAATCAGAGAGATAATTGCACAATACAATACTTCTGAATCTAAATTGAAAGTTCCACAAAGAATTGATACTCAAATACGAATGCCTACTGTTCCAAAAACAGCAGGGCAACAGTCTATGATAGACAGAGCAACTAGAAACTTGAGAGAAGAGAAAAACAGGTGATTAAAATGAGTGAAGAAAAAAGTGTAAGACAGTTAGAAAGAGAACTAAAAGCGGCTAGAATTAGAGAAGGTGCAGAACAGCGAAACCGAATTACTCCTAGTAGAGATTATTCTATTGGTGGTATTGATAGAGATACTACTGTTGAAAAGAAGATACCAAATACTTCAGATATTCCTGATGCAATATTACTTCCTAAGAAACAAAAGAATAGAAAAGAAAATATTCCATTCTGAGGCGATACAATGACTTTCATGGATGTCCTCAAAAGAACAGATGGGTCTGATATCCATACTGATGTTTGGTGGGCGTTTGATACAGCAAATAAAAAAGAAGACACTAAAATTGACAGGGGTTCGTTATATCGTGCTGATAGGTTATTGCAAAGTGCGGCTGAAGAAGATAAAAAAATACAGAATATTCTTAGAATGGGTTTCCGTTCTCAAGATAAAGACGCTGTTGCTTTGGAAAAAGATAAGCAGAAGTTTATCAACAGAATAAACAACTTAAAGAGTCAAATTAAACCTGAAAAAAGTAGTTTAGATAGACTCAAAGAAGGTGGCACTCTTGATTTAGGGGCATTGCAAAGTGAAAGAAATGAATTATATGAGTTTTTATTTGAAGGAGATAAACAACCCCTTGAAAAATTAAAAATAGGTTTAGGTGTTAGAACTGACCAAAGCATTAAGTTTTCAGTGAACATGAAAACACTATTACAAACTTGGTCTAAATATGGTAACAACTCTAAGGCTAAAACTCTGATAAGAGATATGCGAGAAAACTTAGCCTCTAGTGCAAAGTTAGTTCAAAGATATTTACTAGAAGGTAAAGGTAAATTAAAGCCTGATGTATCAAAATTATTTATTCCTCCAAATGCAACTTTTGAAGATGGATGGTCAGAAGTTAGAGAGTACAATGGTAAGTCTAGTATTGATATACTAATGGAAATATACCAAGTTGCTAGAATCCCAGTCAGAAAGGTTGGGGAACTAGAAGCAGGAATGAAAGGTGTAGAACAATATTATTCTTTAGACATTGACAAGTTTGTAGATGAGATAACTAAATTAATTCAAACTAAAAATGCAGACCCTGCTGAACATTATAGATTATTCTTTAATTCTGATAATATTCTCAGGATGATTTACAGGTTGATTCCTGATATAATTTATACTACTAATGAAGATATGAGCGAAAGTGAAATGAAAGCAGAACTAGAAAAACAATTTGATGCTTTAGAATATCTAATTAGAATTAATACTCTTACAGGAGATTTTAGTAGATTGAAAGAAAGTAGGCTCAAAAGAGTTCGTGGTATATCTACCAAGTATAGACGTTCACCACTTAAGATGAATAGAGAGTTCCCAAATCTAGAAACTGCTTGGGAACTTTATGAAGAAGACCCTGAGAAGTATGCACCTGAAGCAACTAAAAGAAGACAAAAAACACCTAAGCAAGTAACACCACAAAGGATTGGTATTAGAAGTAAAACTTCTCTTAAATATCCTGATAGGTATATTGGCCCTAAAACACTTGAAGAATCTAAAACACTTGAAGACAAAATAAATGAGTTCAGTGGTAAAGTTAAGGAAGTAGCAGAAGATGCTAAATCAGGAAACTTACCGGATAATCCATCTCAGCGATTTAGATTATTTACATCAACTAAAGATAAGTTATTAGAAACAATAGAACAATATAAGAAAATAACAGAAGCATATCAAGAAGGACTGAAAGGATTAGTTGATGGTAGTAATCCAAACAATATTGCAGAAGATGAAATAGAAGAACAGAAAGAATCACTAGAAGATTGGATAGATTACTATGAACAGGAATTACCTGAATTAGAAGATAGAATCAAAGTAGTTGATAGAGTTCTAGAAAATCTGCCTAAACAAAAACAATCATTAGATGAACCCTCATCTGATGAAGCAACGGGGGAGTCTCAATGAAGTGGTTTGATATTGTTAAAGCAGAGGGCTTCTACTTCTCTCCTGTATTTATCGAGAAGATAGACGCTAAGAAGAAAAAGAAACTAAAGAAACTTTTACAGAAGTCTCAACCTACTAACACAATGGGTCAAGAGATGACTCAACTATCAGACTTAATCGGTGAACTGAAAGACATTGATATAGTAAAATCAGATAAGAAACTAAGTAAGCAAGTAGAAGGTTTTGATGAGAAAAATCTAGAAATACTTGCATCAGCATCTGAACTAAGAAAAGACTATGAAACACTATACAATCAACTAAGAAAAATGGTTTATCCTGAGAATAAGAAAAAGGATGGTAAATGAAACCTTATTGAACTAGACCACTACACGAAGGAGCAGGAGTTACATGATAGACTGGAAAATAGTTCTAAGACAAAGAATCCGAGAAGACATGTTAATTGCTATGAAAGATATACAGGAAGGTGCATAAATGAGTGAAGAAAATAATGAAATGCTTATGCTAATGAAAGAATTAGTTGACAAGGTTAAGGCTCTAGAAAATGCAGTATATCATAAAGACAATCTACTAATGAAATCGGGATACGTTGTTTACGAATCTCCTTCTCCTACTATGGATAGTAGGAATATTGTAGGTGGAAATACAATCAAAAAGAGTATGGACTGGGAAGACATACACAAACTAGTAAAAGATATGGAGTGATTAAAATGCCGGAGAGAGTAACATGGGAAGAAAAAATAGTTGAATTGGCTATATTAAAAGCAAAAGAAGTATTACAAGAAGCAGAACATCTAGGTACATTAAAACTAGATGAGCCACTAACAGGTGAAGAAGTCAAAGTAAAAAGACCTAAGAAAAACCCATCAGAAGAACCTCTGCCTAAGACAAGTAATGTTGAAGGTAAAGAGGATAAACTCAATGAGGTTACTAAGGCTAGTGTGATTGAAGCATTAGAATCTTTAATTAAACAATATGGTGAAAAGTATTCTCCTTTAGGTGGTGATGCTTCTCCGTTTGAACAAGGTCAATCTAACCTAATGGAAGAGGCGGCATACAAAGACGCAGTTAAACAATTAGAAATGGCTACTGCTGAACTTAAACAAGGAAGAAAAGGTTCGGCGGAAAAAGCACATAATGCTATTAGAGTTCTTATGGAAATGGATATGGGGTCATCGGCTAGTCCTAGAAGTTCAATAAACCCTCCACGACCAACTGCTTGAGGGGGATACATGCCACAGACAGGGTTATCTTTTGAGAAAGAAACCAATACAATGACTAAGAAAGTATTGGACTTCTTTGAGCGTGTTAGATATTCTTATCTTTCTGCAAAAGAAAACCCTGATGATTACGGGGATGCTTGGAAGAAAACAGTAAAAGATGTTAGAGAACAGTTTGATACAATAGATGATTTTACTAGAGAACTCAAAACATATCTAAAGGAAGATACTGCATTTTCTGATGAAGCATATAATCCTAGTTCAAGACAGGCTAAAGAATTATATGAAGCAATAAAAGAAATGAGATTTAAATCCGATGAAGTAAGTGACCCATTTTCTAAACAGTTAGGTGATAAGGTAATTGCTACTTTGCTCAAAGATGAGTCTACGTTTGCCGCATTCGTACATTATGCTTTACGTTCTCACGCTAATCCTCTTCCCGATAAAGCATGGACAGCAGTTGATTTGAAACCTGATAAGATTACAAGAGACTACATGGGACTTGATTTAGAACCTAAAGATATTCCACTTTACATTATAGAACACTATGGTAAAGAAGATGAAGATACTCGTAGAATAGAAAACAAGTTCAAAGGAGCATACAAATTATTGCAAAAAGTCTACGGTTCTGAATATAGTGAAGACAAGTGGGATAGTTTAGTAGATTTAGATATTGCAAAAAGTGATGAAGAAAAACAATCTATTGACTTCATAATTCCAAATAAACCAATGTATAGAATATTTGAGATTGATGATTTGAAAGAAGTTAAGGGGTTAACAGGAGAATACATAGTCCAAGAAAAATATGATGGTATGAGAATACAACTTCATAAGTTCAATAATAAGGTAACGATTTATTCTTACAACGAGAAAGACATAACTAGTAAATGTCCTGAACAAGTTAAGGCTCTTGAAAAGAAATCATTCAATGACTGTATATTAGATGGTGAACTAATGTTGTTTATGGAAGATGAGCCACTACACCGAGCAGACACAATTGCACACGTTTTCAAAAATAAAAAAGGAGGGGAACTACGAGCGCATGTTTTTGATATAATGGTTCATGAAGGAAAGAACATTGCTGATGAAACATTAAGAGAAAGACATAATATCCTACTCTATCAATACTCTCAACATTCATCACAAGACTTAGCATTCCCATCCAAGAAAGACACAAGGATAGCAGATTCAATTAAGGAAGTAGAAGAATATGCAAAAGAGATTATGCAACTTCCTGCTTCTGAGGGAGTTGTAATTAAAGACATAGAATCAACATATTACATTGGAGTTAAGAAAAATCCTAAGTGGATTAAGTGGAAGAAGTTTGTTGATTTGGATGTAGTAGTGCTAGATGCTAAGAAAACCAAAAGCAATTTACACTCTTACACTATGGGTATTGGCCCAGTAAATGCTGAAACCGCAAGAAATTACAAGACAATTGAGTTTGAAGATAAAGATTATCTTGAAGTAGGTAAGGCTTTGAATACAAAGGAATCTGTTAAGATTGGTAGTATTGTTAGAGTTAAAGTTGACGAAGTAAAAAAGGGTAAAGACGGGTTCAAATTGTTTTCTGCTAAGGTAATAGAAATACCGGAAGTCACCCGTTCTGATTCCGTTGAGACATTAGAACAACTTGCGAGTAAGACAAAAAAATCTCTGAGTGCAATGTCTTATTCTTTTGGGGATAAAGTAGGTAGTATGTTTGAAGTTACTAGTGGATTGCAAAACCCAAGAGCAGGTAATAAGAAAGTCAAGAAAGGATATTACATTACTGACCATACACATGGTACTGCTGAAATAATACTCAAAGAAGACTTAAATGGATTTACTATATACGGTTTCGAAGGAGATAATCTAATGCAGAAAAATGCTTTACATAACATAGATTTGTGGAAAGAACAAGTTGCTAACATAATGAAAAGCAAACGTTCTATGTTTAGATTAGCAATTAGAAATGAAATATTAGAGAGTGGTAGAGATAATATGTCTTTTAGCAAAATACTAGATTTTATTGTAGATAAACATCAAGGGGCATTTGCAGATTTATTTGATTCAGATGATGGTAAACTAATGGCGTGGATGAAACAACAAGAAGATTTAGTCTATTTACATCCGAACAAGTTTACTGCTAGAGAAGATATTTTAGAAAAAGATATTGAAGAACTAGTGAAGAAAGACAACATGGGAAAATATACAATCGTTTTGAGAGAAGACGATAATGTAGATTTAATTATAGATTATCAAGATGAACGTATGGCTTGGACAATAGACATAGAAGGCAATACAGATATCTATGACTTATTCGGCAAGTCAGGTAAGTATCCTGCTATTGTTTCTAAGAAAATAGGAGAGTCAAAGAAAGTGTTAGATAAAGGAGATATTGAATTAGGAATACAAAAAGATGGTTATCACGAATATCGTCTTGATGGAGATAAGTTTGAAACTCGAATGCATTTCAGAGTAGTGCCGTTAGATGAAAAAAAGAGTTGGATTGCATGGACAGGTAAGAAGCAAGAAATGTTAGAGGATAAAGAGAACCCTAACAAATGGAATATTGCTGAAGACACATATGCTGTATTAGACTTCCCAACACCTAAAAAGGATTAATTTTACATTTATTTAATATAGTAAGAGTAGAAACTTGACTGCAATGTTGATGATGGAATCTCCTTTACTAAAGGCAGAATCTTCTCATGAGTTCAGCATTCTTAAGTCAGATAGTTTAATCATTGGAGGTTATGCTTCAATAGAAATAGTTGACAAACAAAATGATTTAATCACACTAGAAGCATTAAATGATGCTGTTAAAAAATACATGTCTGACGAGAAATACAGAAATGTAATGTCTAATCATTCTAATGTACAAGTTGGAGAAGTTGTTGAGCAATACCGTGATAGTCACGGTGTACTCCACAAGACTTCAGTTGATGATGTTGGGTTCTATGTCGTAATAAAACTAAGAGATGACATAGAGAAGGCCAAGGAAATATCAAGGGGAATCCGAAAGGGAACCCTACGCTCTTTCAGCATCGGTGGTC